TAGAGCACCTGACTCTTAATCAGGGTGTCTAGGGTTCGAGTCCCTAATGGTGTACAGCTGCATGACCCTGCTTGCAGGGTCTATGCACCATTAGCTCAGTTGGTAGAGCACCTGACTCTTAATCAGGGTGTCTAGGGTTCGAGTCCCTAATGGTGTACCAGAACAAGCAGAGACGAACACTTCCTGGAAGATCAGCATGATCAAGGGGGTGTTCGTCCTTACTATTTACGAAAGCATCAGATAACAGGAAAGCCAGGGTTAGACGTTAACCGTCTTCCCCTGGCTTTTTGTGTTTCACGATTTCTTAATAACGGAATCCGTCAGACTCTAACAATATCCAGCGAAAAATCTCCAGGTCTGCTATCATGGCGGTAAAGGGGTATAGCTATGATTAGGATTCACCTTCTGGAGCTTCTTGGCAGGAAGCACTGGACGACACAGGCAAAGCTGGCAAGAGTGACTGGTATCAGACCGACCACGATCAGCGAGTTTGCCAGGGAGATTGCAACGAGCATCACACTGGACAACATCGATCTGATCTGCGAGGCGCTGGATTGCCAACCTGGAGATCTCATGACCTTCGAACCGAATGAGATTCCGAGGATTGAGCGAAACCAGCAGGGTGAGCCCATACGACCAGTCAAGGACTAACGACCAAAGGCCCGGACGCTACACGGCGTTCGGGTCTACTTTTTTGTCTTCTGCTTCCTCCAGGACCAGCAGTTCCCCTATGCCGCATCCCAGTGCGCTGCAGATCGCGGCGATGGACTTGGCGTCATACCTGGTCGCGGTGTTGTTGTACATGGCGGATATAGAATTGCGCTGCAGCCCGGTCTGTTCAGCCAATTCAGAAATCCTCATGTTATCATGCGCACCCATGAGCTGGCGAAGCCGGCAGCGGACCACCTTGTTACCCGTGTACTCTACGGCCATCAAATCACCTCCCTATCATCCATCTTATGCGATTCTGCGCAAGAAGTCAAGCAAAATTTGCAAAATGTAGAAAATTATGCTTGACATCATGCTCATTTTGTGGTACATTATACTCAAGAAGTTGAGCAAAACACTTCACAAGCCAAGCAAGGAGGGAAACCACAATGATGATGAGCGAGTTCATTGAGAGGACGGGCTTCGAGCCCACCGCCGAAGAGTATGCCGAGATCGAGGAGCAGTACTACAGCTTCAACGGCGACAAAGATGCCTTCTGCGTCAACTGGAAGCACAACGTCGGAATGAAGGGCATCTGCGAGGCCCGTGCCAAGAAGATCGCGCAGCTCCGCTCCACCGCCCTGGAAACCGAGAAGAACCTGATGAGTGAGATCGAACAGCGCGAGAAGCACATCGCCCGCCTGGAAGCCCAGCTCGAACGGGAGCAGGAATGGAAGCCCTATGAGGACGAGCACAACGTCAAGCAGGCCGACTACGAGAGGCTGGATGCTGACAGTTCTCGCCGGGAACTGACCGATGACGAGGCCGCTGACATGATCGCCCATGAGTTTGGCTTCGACCGCTCCAAGATCAGGATCGTGCATGAGGTCGCCAAGCTGGAGATCAGCCGGCACCGCCGCACCCGTAAGGTTGGCACCTACGAGCGAAAGGCCCTGTTCGATGCCTGGGATTGGAACTACATCTGCTTCAACGTCAAGGGCAATACCACGATGGGCTATGAGATGCACAACGGGCAGCTCCAGATGTACTGGGGCTGAGAAGCGACAGCCGAGCCGGGGCGGCAAATCCCCGGCAGAAAGGAGATCGTAATGACTCGCGAAGAGAAGATCGAATGGCTGGCAAACGCCACCGCAGAGCAGGTCGTTGATCAGATGTTCTGGGCAGTCAGTGCCATGTCTACTGGTAATATCGAAACCAGGGTTCAGGCCAACGAGGATTACAGCCTGGTCAAGGCTGAATTGTTGAAGCGGCTGGGATAGGCCGCAGAAAGGAAGATCGCCATGAAAACCATTAACTCCGTCATTGACACCGAAAAGGTCACCAGGCTGGACTCGTTACTGCTTGAGAGTAATGAGATCAACGACAAAACCATGATCAGCATCTATGATGCCGATGGTAGTTTTCTGGTGCGCGGCCACTGGTATGAGGACAAGGTTCTGACCTACAGCAAGTCCTTCGGGAAGGCCCACAAGGCGGGTACCGGCCGCAGCGTGATGTTCAGATTGATCTGAGCCGACAGCCCTCCCGGCGGGGCCATACACCGGGAGAAAGGAATCATCATGGCGAAGCTGATTATTGAAGCCAATCGCGAGGGATACGCCACGGACCAGATCCGCAGGACGATGACCGTGGGTGATCTGATCTCCATGCTGGAGCAGTACGACGAGGACACGCCGGTGTTCCTGGGACACGACCGTCAGAGCTATGGGTTCTACACCTACGGGGGCATTACCGAGGGATGCTTCAACGAGGTGGAGGATGAGGAAGACGAGGAGGATGAATACGATGAGTAATGTTTGCTTCGATATGCTGGAGAAGGGCTCCTGGTACACGATCACCGGCTGCGGTGGTGACCTGCAGGAGTGGAAGGATGGCTATCAGGACCTGCTGAACCAGGAGGGCATCGGCACCATCCAGCAGTGGGTGGAGTTCACCGGCGCCGATATGAACCGCTACTACAAACTGACCGGCACCAACGCCTATCCCCGGGACATCCACTTCCTGGCCTTCCCCCTGGACGGCCTGGACGTCGGGAAACTGTCCATGTTCAAGCTGCGGATAGAGGATCGCTGGTTCGACGACATCGTGGCCAACAACACCGCCCGGGAACGGATGGCCGCCGGAATGGAGGGCTGATATGACGAGGGATGAATACTACGCCGCCTTGAAGAAGCGGTGGGAGGAAACGGACAAAGAAGATCGCGACGCGATCCACGCCTACAACGAATGGAAGCGGGAGCTGCGGCACCTGCTCGACGAGGAGGAATGATCAGTGACCATCAAGATCATCGGCCCAGACTTCGACGGGTTCAGCTTGGAGGTGGACGGCACGACGCTCATGGAGTGCCTGTCCGAACAGGAAGTCAAAGACCTGACGATCGGCGAGATCATGCAGCTCACGGAAGAATGCTTTTGAGGAGGAATGAACATGAAGCACTGGAAGATCAGCTACTCGGTGAAGCGTATGGGCGAGATCAGGGAGAAGGACCTGATCCTGGAGGCGGCCAACATCGACGACGCGCTGGCCAAAGCGCACAAGGCCGTGGCCACCACGGAGCTGCCGGACAGCAAGGCCGGCGATATGTTCTCGATCTGGGACGTCGGCATCATGGAGGACGAGGTGTTCTGACAGGAGGTACGCCATGCACATCAGAATCAAGCTGCTGCTGATGCGGGAGATCGAGCGCAGGAATCAGGAGCGCATCGAGGCATATGAGAATCAGCGGAAAGGCACCTTCCAGCCGAGGAAGCGGAAGGCCAAGAGGAATAGGGGCAAGCCCCGGAAGAAGCCCTAAAGGCCGTTGCAACGGCCCAAAACGACAAATAAGCCCCCGACCATCGGTGAAGATGGCCGGGGGCTTGCTATTACTCGTTCGTCTTGTTGTACTGGGCCGTGCTGATGCCCAGCAGCGCGCCCAGGAGCGCGCAGATCACCGCGCTGGTCTTGGCGACTTCCTCCGCGCAGGGGAAGTGCCAGATCGCGGCCAGGCCGACATAGGCCGTGGTCAAAGCGGGGATGACAATCATCACGATCCACTTGAGGATGTCGTACAGCTTGTCGTTCAGCTTCATGGGAAACACTCCTTTCATTTCAGAGGCAAATCGTTGACCTCGCGCATGAGCACGTCCAGGTCACCGTTGCCGCCCAGTCCGTCGTGGTAGCTCTTGTGCATCTCATTGAGGATGCGGCGGTCGTCGAAGTCCACCTGACCAGCGCCGATGTAGTGCTGGCCCAGGAAGCGGATGCGGTCATACAGCACCCACTTCAACCCAGCCTTCAACGCTATGATGTCCTTGTCCTTGCCGTCATCCTTGTCGTACTTGCGCTTGCGCTTCTGCCTGATGCCCTCGCCGAGCTGAGTAATCACGCCACCGATTACGGCAGCCAGACCAGCGACGAGGGCGACAATTACGGTATCACTCATAGTTGGTCACCTCCAGTCATTCCATGCATCTGTATAGTCATCATCGGGGCCCTCGCTGGTGATGTCAACGCCGGGGGCGTCGTAGTCGATCCAGTACGGGTCCTGCCAGTGGTAGTGGTCGTTCCACATGATTCGGTGAAACGCCAGGACGCCCAGCAGGAGCACCACGGAGAGCGCCGCGATGATGGCCAGCCAACGTAACGCAGAAGAGACAATCAGATCGGCGCGGGCTACGGCGATCTGAATGGCCTTCGTCGTGTCCATCGTCAATCACCCCCGAGGAACCATTCGAGGGTCCGCCCGGTTCCGGTGATGACGTTCATGTCCACATTGCCGCTGATGCCGGGAATGGAGCCCGTGGAGGTGTACTGCCACAGGTCACAGGCGAAGTCAGGTTTCTTGGAACCGTCGATCGTGCCATCGTTCTTCCCATACCTGGGGATCCAGGTAAAGTCGAACAGGTTCTTGATGGAGTCGTAGCCGTAGTCCTTGTAGTGGTTGTGGGCCACATAGCAGCCGATGCGGTTCACACCCAGGGCGCGCAACTCCCTGGCATAGGCCGCGATCGTCTCGTTGGTCAGCTTCGATTCCTCGGCGTCGATGACATAGAACAGGGGGGTATAGCCGGAAGCATACTTGACGATCTTCTGGGCCTCGTCCTTCGCCTTGGCCACATCGCCGGCGTAGGAATAGCCATAGACACCGAAGGGAATGCCCCTCTCCGTCATGGCCTTGGCGTAGGTCTCGAACTTCACGTCTTCGTCAGAGCCGCAGGAAGCGCGGACGATCACCAGCGCCACGTTGGGCTTGAGGTCGTCGAAGTTGACGTTGCCCTGCCACTTGGAGATGTCGATGATCGCCGTGCCGGAGGCGTTGTTCGGCGCGGAAGTCTCGGCCTTGGGCCAGAAGATGAACGCCTGCTTCAAGCACTTTGCGAACTTGGAGGAGAGCTGCTTCCTGGGGGCGCTGCTCTTGTTCGGATCGTTGGCATAGATGTACCCTTCCGCGTCGTAGCCTATGGCCGTGATGAAGTGCCCGCCCTTGGTCCAGAAGTTGTTGTCGCCGCTGTTCATGGAGCAGACGGCCAACGCGCCCTGGGCCAGCGCCGCCTTGAGGGTCTCCACGCTGGACGTGGTCACGAACTTGGAGAAGCCGGCATACTTCTGGAACACGAACTTGAAAAAACCCCAGGCGGTCCCGCTGTCATAGGTGCGGAAGCCGTTCTCCACAGCCAGGGCGCACATTTCCACAGGCGTGATCGACGGGTCGATGTACGTGGCCATGATCTGGGCCATCGCGGACGGGCCGCAGCCGGAATTGCCGATGGTCTGGCTGGACGTGTGTGTGGAATACTTGATGCTCTTCCACCGCTTGTCCCACTGCAGATAGTGGACGCACTTGTTGATGGTGGGGCTGGTGCCGCCGGTGACAGGCTCGGTGGTGGCTGCGGGGCTGCCGCCGGACGCAGCCTCAGTCGTGCCCACGATCAGCGCAGACCAGGTGTTGGGGCCGACCACGCCGTCCACGGACAGGGCATTGGCCGTCTGGTACGCCGCGACGGCCTCCTTGGTCAAGGCGCCGTAGATGCCGTCCACCGTCAGCTTCCCGATCAGGAGCTGCACAGCGCACGTCGCGGCGCTCTTGGCGTTTCTGCTGGTGGAGCAGGTCGGTGCCTTCTTGGCGATCATAACCCAGGTCTTGGGCCCGATGATGCCGTCAGGCGTCAGGCCATACTTGCGCTGCCAGGTGCAGATGTGGGCCACGAAATTGGCGTTGTAGTTCCCGGTGGCTTCCTTCCGGGCGGCAAAGCCGGTGAGATACTGCGCGATCTTCACCAGGTTGCCGTTGGTGCCCTGCTTAATTGTCGCCAGCATCGTCGCTCACCTCCTCCGGAAAGACATCATCATCCGGCACTTCCACCTCGAACACCTCACCGTAGGCGTTGCGCTGCAAAATGGTGTTGGTCTTCCAACTGGCGGGGGCGTCAGACTCACGCTCATACTTGATGTCAGCCATAGTCGATTCTCCCTTCTTGATGACATAAGAAAAGCGCCGGCGTATTTCAGCCGACGCTTTCCGTCTGATGGTTCAGCACCACTTCTCCATGTCTTCCCGGAACCGTTGTTCCTCTGCCTCCAGCTTCCCGCTGTCGGTCTCGATCCCGTGTTGTTGAAGCAATGCCGATTGTTCGTCGATTATCTCTAATGCCAGGTGCAGCATATTTTCGAGGCGCTCGATCACACGCAGATAACTCATGGGTCCGCTCCTTACTCCTCTTCCAGCGCGGCCCTCACAGCCTCGCGCCAGAGCTCGGGAACGTCGTCGATGGTCTTCCGGCCCAGCCGGATCAGCTTCACGTACAGATTGACCATGATCTTCTCCTCCTTTACGCAATCATTCCGGCCAGCTCCGTCACCGCATCCGTCAGATCGGCGACGATCTCGGCCAGGTCACAGATGGCATCGTCCGTCGCGGTCTGCTTCAGACGCTCCAACTCGGCAGCAGATTCCTCAGCCGCCGTGATGGTCTTGATCTTGGCCAGCCAGAGGTCGGGATTCGCCTCAACACGCGCCGGCAGGTTCTCCTGCCACGGACAGCGCATACTCCAGGCCGTGGCCTGATATGCAGTGTCGCTTTCGCGTTCGACCGGCTGCACATCCGTATAGAATGTGATAATCGCCATCCCGTTCTCCTGCTCGACAGAAAATACGGGAGGCATCGCCGACAATTCCGTGTTTTGCCGCATAGGAAATCACCCTCCTGATGAAATTGATGTTGATGGTCTGATTCAGCGCCGTCAGGTATTTCTCGCTGTCGGCATGCTTGAACCAGCTGGCGAGGCTGACGAGCGCCTGGGCATGAGCCAGCAGGATCGTGCCCTTCTTGCGCAGGTTCTTCGCGGCCTTCGCCGCCACCCGCTGGGTATGCAGGTAGATGTTGCTCCGCGCCTCGGTGTGCTGCCGGTAGAACCGATAGCCCACGATGTCCACAGGCGCGGCGCCCTTGACCAATACTCTCCGTCCATCAGGTTTACGCTCAAAAGGCGCTACCTTCCGGATTTCCCATACGGGCTTGATCTCAAGCCCCAGTTCCTCCCGGCAGTAGCGCATGATCTCGCGCACGGCCTTCTCCAGGTCCCGCTTGCTGGTGCCGAACAGCAGCATATCGTCCATGTAACGCAGATAGTGCGAAACATAGGGAATCCGCTTGCCGCGGCGCAGCTTGAACAGATCCTGCACCACATGATGGTCCAGGTCCTGCAGATAGAAGTTGGCAAACCATTGGCTGGTGTACGTCCCTATGGGTAAGCCCTTCGGAACGCAGCCGATCACCTGGTCGATCACGTACAGAATCCGCTCATCCTTGATCACCCTGCGGAACTTCGCCTTGAGGCGTTCCTGATCGACGCTCGGATAGAATTTCCGGATATCCAGCTTGACGAAATACTTGCAGTCGTCGTCATGCTGTACCCAGCGCTCTACCGTGCGCCTGGCACCGTCGATGCCGCGGCCAGGTATGCTCCCATAGCTGTGTTCATACATGCCCCTGGTAAGGGGCTTTTTGATGGCGAGAATGAGCATCCAGTGAATGATGTGATCGTCCAGGGTCGGGCAGTCAATGTTGCGCTTCTTGGCGCGGGCGGGAATGACGATCTTCTGCTTCGTGGGCGAGTGCTGCCACCCGTTCTCCAATCTGGAGATCAGGCGCTTGGCGTACTTGTGAACCTTGTCGGGGTCCAGGCTGCCTCGCATGTCCGGCAGATCGGTGTCATAGCACAGCTTTCGCCTGACGGCGTTGTCTGATCGCTTGTTCACCGTTCCCACTTCCAGGGCAGTCGTGGCCATGGCCATGGAGCAGAAGGTCTCCCAGAGATTGCCGTAACGCTTCAAAGTCTTTTCATCCTCCCGGCGTTTCAATCACTTACTAAGCCGTTCCAGTCGGACGCATTTCGGTTCCTCGCGGAACCATGGAAAAGGATGCGCAATGGAATTCGTAGGGAATGGGTTACTCCGGCATGATGGTCGCGTCAGCGTCATGCCGGGACTGGGTGAGATAAAAGCTCGCCGCCGTAGTTCCAGTTCGAATTCGACGGGGCGTTGTTCGCGTTGAAGTACCGGGGACCAGCATTCGTCCCGTTGTTCACGTTACCACGACGCCGGACAGCGCGCACCTCGTTCGTGTTGACAAGGTTCGCAGAACGCAAAGCGGCCAGAAAGTGCGCATCACAATCCCATTGATGGAGAGTATAACAGAATTCGCCTGTCCCACGCATGGATTTGTTAGAATCTAACGCCAGACGTTAGGCAAATTCCATTTTTGGTCGGGCGCTACGCGCCATTGTAAAAGGGATTGAGGGGGCTGCGGCCCCCTCTCGGCTTCGCCGATTCACCCCCTACTGGATAAAGAAAAGCTCGCCGCCGTAGGCCCAGCGCGAAGCCGACGGGGCGGCGGACGCGTGGAAGAACCGGGGACCAGCAGACGTCCCGTAGGCCACGTTACCACGACGCCGGACAGCGCGCACCTCGGACGAGTAGACAAGGTACGCATTGTCACAGTAGTACGTGGAGGCAGAACCGCCGATGGTCAGGGTGGGAACCTTGACATGCGGAAAACGTTCGTCGGCCTCCAACTTCTTGACATAACCGTTGGCATAGCTGCTGGCCGGCGTGGACACGCCCAATTTCTCCCAGCCCTTGGTGGGGTCTTCCAGGACGGCCTTGGTGAAGTTGGCGGGCGTGCTCACGATGCGCGGATCCCTGTTGTAGTACCAATCCAGGTGGTACTGATCGTCACCCTCGTCAACGCGGATGTCGGCCAGATCATGGGCCGTCATGTTCTGGTTGCCGTAGGTATTCTCGCGCCAGCGGTACCGGAACGGGTACTTGCCGTTGTTGTTGCTGACCGGGCTGCCGGTGTGCCCCAGCACCGCGTCAACGCCAGGAGCATAGCCGGCAGTCGCGCCGGTGATCCACGGGCGAGAGCCGATCTTGGTGGCGTTGATCGTGATGTTGCTGCTACGGTCCGTTCCGTCATAGGTGACGAGGAAATACTCGCCGTTGCTGTCCGGGGTGCCGTTCAGATCGCAACGTTCCAGGGAGGTGATGCAGTTGAAGTTGGTGATCGCCGTGGTTGCGTCATGCGCGGCGTTGATCAGGATGGTCTGACCGACGACAAGCGCAGCGCCGCAGGTGGAAGATACGACGATCTTGTTGGCCGCGGGCTTGGCCAGGATCACGTCATCGGCGCTGTATCGCATGTCCACCGCGCCTCGGATGATATTCTGCACATTCTGCGTGGCGTACTCGATGGTCTGCAGCAGCCATTCGTAGTGGTCCACCGCAGAGGGCTCCAGCATGGCGAAGGCAGCAGCGGCTTCAGTAGTGTAGGTCCTGACGGAATTCCACAGGGTAACATAGTCGCCGTACTCGTTCTGGAAGCCGGGCAGCGACACGGCCTTGCCGTTCTTATTACCCAGGGCATAGACAGGCAGGTAGGTGTGCGGCCTGATGTTGCCGTCGTAGTCAACGCAGACCGGATGGATGGACCAGCCGGGGAACTGCTGCTCGGACACACCGATGATGTCGCCGTCTTCGATGTAGTAGAAGGGCGTCACATCCACGGCCACATAGTCGCCCATGCTGCCATCCTCGGCGTAGTCCGCGTCGCCCTCGTAGGCGTTGACGGTAAACACCGCCTTGCCGTCACCGGCTGCCCAGGTGCCGACGCACTTCCGGCGGTTGAAGGGCGCGTAGTCGTCGAAGTCGGAGCTGCCCTGCACGGTGTCGGTGCTGGGCGTGACTGTCTTGCCGATGGAATCCCACAGGCGGGTCAGCGCGGCGCCGGACAGGCCCACACCGCGCACACCGAAGCGGGGCTTGCTGCTGATCTCGTCGGCGCGGGACAGGTAGTAGCCGACGTCATGCCGGTCCCAATGATCGGCGTTCCAGGCCTCCGGAGAGGTGATGTTCGTGTTGCAACGGTAGAGGACGCCGCTTTTCAGCACGAAGTCGCCCCGGTAGTACCTGGCAGACTGCACCCATTCGGGCGCGATCACGTTGTTGAAGTCCTCCATGGAGACCACGGTGGACGGGGAAGTGACGACGGTCACGCTGGTCACATTGGACACGATCGTGATGATGTCGTAGGTGCGGGTGTAGGTAGCGGAGGATTCCGGCGCGATCCAGTCGGGATAGTCGCCGAAGGTGACGTAGCAGTACAGCACATTCGCATCGGTTTCCGGATCCTTGACGTACAGGCCGATCTCGTTCACGAAGAAGCCGGTGGTCAGCCCCTCGTTCTGGTAGATCACGCTGATCGTCGCCTGGCCACCCTTCACGGCTGCCCGGACGAAGGTCGCCTCGCCGGTCTTGTTGGCCAGCGAAGTGCGGGCACGACAGGCCGCCTCGCCCGTGACCTTGCCGCTGCCGACCTCGGCCTTGACGAAGTTCAGCGCCCCCTGCGAGGCCAGCACCTTGTTCAACACGGTCATGCCGGCATTGGTCAGGTAAGCCTCCATTACATTGGCCATAGTGGGTTCAACTCCTTTCAGTTGGTTGCAACAGCGACGCGGCTGCTGTTCGCGTAGGCGCGGGCGCCATAGCTCACGGTGTCCGTGTCGGACTGCTCTTTGGGGTTATGCAACGGGATGAGGATACGCGCAGAGCTTGCTGACGCGCAGCACCCCGTAAGCAACGATTCCAGGGCCTCCGTGTCCACATCAATGTGGCAATGGACACCCAGCTTGCCAGCGCTGGAAGAGGCCTTGGCGGCGGCGAAAAGCGACTCGGCGGCCTCCGTCTCGGTGTCCAGGTGGTTGCCAACGCCGATTTTCGCGGAATCCGCGACCACATCGGTGTCGGCGTTCATCGTGCCGCCTTCAATGATGGTGTCGTCCGTCAGCTCCACGTTCAAGCCGACGCCGCCGGGCTTCGGGACGATGTAGCCACGCAGGATCATTTCGATCATCGTCGGCTCGGTGTAGCCGGTGATGTGAATGTCCATGCTCATGTCCTGGTTGTCACGGTAAACGGCGTCCAGCTCACCGCCTACCGTCGCGTCCCACATTTCCTTAAAGCGCTCGTTTGTCCCGTCCCATCCGTTCTGAACGATACGGGCCAGGAGAACCTTGCGGAAGGTGTCGTCATCCAGCAGCGGAGGCATGCCGGGTATGCTGACAGGTGGGAACCGGCGATCCACGCCGACGATCCCGCCGTCCACGTCGAGCTGGGCACCAACCGCCTCTCGGACATAGAATGCCCTGGGCATGTCCTTGACGACGCGAGTGACGTCGTCCACCTTCTCCAGCAGCGCCGTCAGATGTGCCATGAACTTGGGCTTTGTGGCGTGCTGGGATTCGATGTCGTCCAGGTATCGCTGGATATCAACGTCTGCCATATTCACACCCCCTTACGTCACGTTGACCTTGATGTTGGCAATGCTGCCCCGCGCCACCTCGTCATAGCCGATCACCACGTCGTTGGTGCTCTTGGTCTGGCCATGCCTGGCAGCCCGCACCGAAGTGATGGAGAAGGTCGGTGTCCGGAAGTCTGCGTTGACCTGCTGGGCGACCATCCAGATGATCGATGTCGTCAGGTCGGTGCCGATGCTGAAATCTTCCAGGTACAGTACAATGGCCGCCGCGATCTCGTCCGGCGTGGAGGCGCTGTAGCCGTTACGCCGGGAGATATTGACCTCGATGTCAATGTCCACGTACTGGACGCGGGAGAATTTGATGTCGTAGGTCTGACCGTAGTCGTCAACGATCTGCTCGGTGTGATTGCCGTAGGTGCCGCAGCCGACGCCTTTGCGAATCAGGATCGTGTTGGCAATCTCTTCATCGTCGCCGCTCTCCACCACGGCGCAGATGCTGTGGGCGGGGATACCGTTGGCATCAGTGGTGCCGGTGTCGTTCTCGTAGACCGCCACACGCTTCACCTCGTCCAGGGCTTCCAGGGCGCCCTTCATGCCCAGCAGCATGGACTGGGATGGCGAAGCCACACTCTCGGCGCGGCGGGCGCGGAGCTGGCTGTCCACCTCTACGGCGGTACCGGTGGTGGAGTCCTCCGGATTGGTGACGCTCTCCCAGCCTTGGGTCGGCGTCATAATCCGCGTGATGGTGTTGGCCAGAGCCGTGACCGTTCCGGCATACTGACAGATGGCCTCGACGGAGGCCACGCCGTTGTCGTCCAGCACCACTTCATCCGGCAATAGCCAGATGTTGCCGTTGCTGTCGGCAGCCGAGCCGCCAGTGATCGTGGTATGCGGAGCGCCGGTCAGCGTGAGCGTCGCGGTGGAGCTGGTGCCGACCTTGCGCTTGATGCCGTTGATCGCCACGATATAATCAAGCCCCGTACCGATGGCGGTCACGGGACTGTGGGCGTTGTAGGCGATCTCCAACGCCTGGTAGGTGTCGTAGATTTTCTCCGCGAACTTGGAGAGCATCTGATAATCCTGGGAATCGTTGCCGAGGTAGATGCCGCTGCCGTAGATGGTCTGCATATCCTCGATCAGATCTTCCAGAATGTCGTTGTATGTCGGGAAGTGTAGGCCGCTTTCATCGACATACGGGGCAAAGTAGCTCATACTTCCACCTCCACAGGAACATCACCATATACGGTCTGAACCGTGCAGGTGAAGTGATAGTGTCGCCCTTCGACGCCGGATTCGATGTTCGAGACAGAGTTGACGCCGACGGTGTCCATGATCCGGTCAATGACCATCAGATCGATCTCCTCCACGCGCCCCTGGGTGACCATGGAGCCGAGGATGTCCGTGAACCAGGGCAGCGCGCCAGGGTCTTCCTCCCACCATTCATCCTCACAGGCGGCCAGGCGCGTCTTGAGCACCTGGGCCATGGCGTCGGCGCTATCCAGGAAGCCGGAATCGCCGGTGCTGCCAAACACCATGTCGCCGTTCTCGTCCACTTTCCGGTATCTGAGCTGGGTTTCGTACTGGGCAATCATTACGACGTCACCCCTCCCGTCTTGCCAGAGCCGGTGGTAACGCCGGTGTGCTTATGGCTGCTGTAGGACTTGCCGTTGATGTGCACCGTCCCGAAGATGTTCACCACGTTGTCGATGATGCTGATTCCAGCCGTGCCCTCGTCGTTCTGGAGGCACACGCCGTCCTCTGGCAGCGCCGGCTTGGTCTGCTGCGACCAGCAGCCCAGGATGGCAAAGCCGTCGGACAGGTCATGCCTGCGACCGTCGGCCTGGGACTGGACGCCGCCGGATTGCCACCAGGAATCAATGCAGCAGTCGGCAAACACGACAAGGCACTCATCTCCTACACATGGAGAGAAGCCCAGCACGTATCCGCCGGCACGGGGCATGATCACGGGGACGTCTACCAGCAGGGGGATCTCCGTTTCCATTTCGCTGCCGCCGTTGGACACCTTCTCTCGAATGGCCAGGCGCACATCCACGGTCTGCTGTTCGGCATCCCAAGCCTCCACGATCCCCGGCATGGCCACGCGCACGTCAAACAGCACAGAATCACCCATGGCGTTCAGAATGCTGCTCATGTCGGCGGTTCTTTCGTCTGCTGTCCTCATATTCTCACCTCCACGGATTGGATTCTCCGGAGCTCATACCTGTCGGCTTCGCGCCGGACTGGGTGATCGCCTCGAAGGTCATGTACCATGAATCGCCGTGGGTGTCGCCCTCCACGGTCAGCTTGATGATGCGGTACACGCCATCGGCATTGACGGCGGTGTACTTCGTCTCGCCCTCGGCCACCTGCTTCTGCGTCACCAGCTTGGAGTTGATGTAGATCAGCGTGTTCAGCTTGATCGAGGGATTGATCAGGCATTGGCCCTTCACGCCGTCATCGGTCTGCTCCGGCATCCCGATCAGGCCGGTCATGGGATTCAGCTCCACAGCCTGGCTTGAGGAGTAGTCCTTCGCCGCGACGATATTCACCTTGCCGTCCTCGATGTAGAACTGCCCTTTGCTGTTGGCCGCCACCTTCTTCAGGTACTTGGCTGATTTCCCGAACAGCACCTTGCCTCGGACCAGCTTGGTCTTGGGCAGATCGCCAGTGATCGCGCCTCTGGCCACGTCCTCGGTCATGCAGGCCGTGATCACGTCACCCTGGGTGGAGGCTTTGGATAGCGTCTGCGCGGTGAACGCGCTGTTGAGGTACACATCACCGTCCTGCACGATCAGGGTGAGGGCGATGTCGGTGCTGCTCTCGCGGTGAACCATCGGCTGCACGATGTCGCCGGTGAAGATCATGCCATAGTTGCCGCCCTCGTAGCCGGCCTCCAGCACGACGCGATCTCCGGCCTTGATGCTGGATATGGTCTGCTGATTCAGATTGTAGATGGTGATCTGGGAATAGTTCGGGGTGTCGTTGAGGGACTTTTCGCACAGGAATACGCAGCGCAGGTCGGACACATCCAGAGCGTTGCCCCAGGTATCCACTGTCTCGGTGACAACAGTATCGGTGACGGCTGCCTGCGCCGGCGTACCGCCGACTTTCTTGGTGCCGGTGACCTTCACGTACTTGGAATAGACATAGACGACGCCGTCCTTGCCCTTGGCGTTCTTCGCCTTGTACCATCTTCCGCTCTTGGTCAAGAGCTCGATGGCCGCTCCCTTCTTCAAGGAACCATAGGACTTGTACTTGGAGCCGGGGCCAGCGCGCATGGCCAGCTTCTTCTTGGCCTTCGCCGTGTAGATGGTCGTGGAGGGTGTGGCCGGAACCGCGGGCGTGGTCTGGGACGATCTGACGACCTTGCTGGTGGTCTTCTTGATCTTGGCCGTTACCATCACGCGGTATTTGCGCAAATACTGACTGTAGCCGGTATTGGTGCTCATCCCTCCTCCTCCTTCCCCCAGAACAGCACGTAGTCCGTGTCGATGTTCTCCAGGTTCGGGAAGTCGCCCACGGCATCGTCGGTCATCTTCAGCACGATGGCCTGGCCGATGCCAATGTACTCAAACTGTTCCAGGATGTCCGCGGCGGGGAATTCGCCGGTCAGCAGCGGAACGCCGGAGATCAGCATTTCCTCGTTTTCGCCGTTGGCCACGTCCATGCGCCAGAAGTCGCCCTCGGTGTTGTAGCTCAGATGCAGGATCAGCGACACGTTTTCCTCACCGACTTCAACGGTGATGCTGAACTGCTGGTCCTCTCCCGGGTCAATCGGAATATCGTTCCAGGCCATGCGTATCGCCTCCTTACTTGGTGAGCTTCTTGGATATCTTCTTCAGGACGGAAGTCTTCTTGCCCTTCGTCCCGGTGCTCTTGGTGGTCTTCTTGGTGGACTTGCTCTTGGTGGATTTCTTCTTGGAGGAGCTGCTCTTCTTGCTACTGGAGGACGAGCTGCTGGGCTTCGACGCGCTGACCGTCTGCTGCACCTTGATGACGGAGACGGTGACGATGTTCACGCTCCGGAACATGACTGTCGCCCTCAGACCATACATGGTGGACTGATCGTCCGGCGCGGAGATGGACGTCAGCACCATGTTGGGGTAGGTCTTCAGCCGCGTCACCAGCTTCACGGGTTCACGCTTGACCATGATCTGTCGCAGCGTGGTAAAGGCGTTCACGGAGTGGTCGTTGCTGACGCCGACCATGGCGTCGGACATGCCGATCTCCATGGTCACCTCGTCAGGTTCCTGATAGGCGTGATCGCTGATCGGGGCGCCGACCTGAACCGGGTGTTCCGTCACGGTGACGTTGGCCGAGTGCTCGGTGGAGAACACGGCGTCGAAATAGAACTTCCCATAGGTCGGGCTGTTAATCATCGTCTTCACGGTTGCCATGATTCACGCCTCCTTCCGCGTAAAATGGGCATGAAAAAAGCGCCTCCCGATGATCGGGAAGCGCCTGGGGGTCGATGGGGTTATTTCATGTAGGGAGCCAGTTTCTTGAATTCGCTGCTGTTCAGCTTGACGGTCTTGGTTTCCGTCCTGCCGGACTTGTAGTGAAGGACAAGGGTGACATCTGTCTTCTTCTTCGCACCGGCAGCCGCCAGCAGGCCGACAGGGCCGAGGACAGCATGGCCAACAGCTCCGCGCGCTATGGCACTGCTGCCGCTCGTCCTGCTTTCCTGGCCAGCGATCAGAACATAATCAAGGGTTTGGTCGGCGATTGCGGCCTCACGGGCTGCGGCCCGCTTTTCCTTCTTCGCCTCTTTCTTCTCTGCCTTGAACTGTTCTTTGCCAACCTCGGCAACACGCGCTGTTTCGCCGCTCAAGTCTTTCTTCAGCTTTCTGCGAATCGGGAAAAAGACCACGGCAATCACGCCGCCTATGGCGATAGCCGCCGGTGTATTGCTGTTGATCCCACCAATGGCGGCGGCGACACCGACGATGCACATAAAGAGACTGGCTCCTGCACCGAATCGCTTCATAAGGCATCCTCCTCGCGGTAGATTGAATGGTTCAATTATACCGCGGGGAAGGAGATTACGCAAGCGCCGATTTAATATTCCTCAGAAGCAGCTGCTCCTGGTTCCGTTTCACAAGCGCCGCCGTCTGCTTCGCGTCGGAACCATACACATTGATGGTGGCGGGAGCGTTGACGGACTTGTTGTTGGTGACGTTGGTGTTGTTGGTCGTGCCGGACTGCGCGTAGCTGGGGGTCACGTTCGACGTGGCGCTGCCGCCCAGCGATTTGGCCGCATCCTTGGTCGTCTCCACGTTCATGCCCAGGTCGTGCGCGGCCTGTTTGAGCAGGTTGATGGCGCGTCCAGGCTTGGTGACGGGGATGACGTACTCACGGCCATCCTCACCGATGGTTGCCTGGGTTTCGTGCTCAACCTTGCCGCCCATGCTGAACTTCTTGTTGGCGTTCACATTCACATTCACGTTGGTGGGAATGGACTTGATCGCGCTCTTGATCCTGTTGATCTGGGAGATCACGTTGGAAGCGGCGCTGGAGAATGCCGACGTCATGCTGCTGGATAACTGCGAGAACACCGACTTCACGGAGGAAGGCAGCGTCTTGATCGCGCTGACCACGTTGGTGGCCATCGTCTTGGCCGTGGAGACGATTCTGTTGAACGTCGAGGCCAGGGTCGATGCTGTGGCGCTTGTAGCCGAGCCCATGGCAGACATTTCGCTCGACCAGGTGGAACTGGTGGTAGAAGCGGCGGTGCCAACCGTTTCCAGGCTGCCGCTCACGCCGGAGGACATGGTTTCGGCTGCTGTGCTGATGGCGGTGAACGCCGCCTCCGCGCTCATGGACAGGAGCTGGAAGGAAGCATCGGACAGCGTGACCATGCTGGTGAAGATCGCCGCGACCTCCGAATCAGCACCTTCAAACGCGCCTACGATGGCAGCCTTTTCGGCGGAGCCTGCGGACTCAGCGTTGGTTTCCATTTCGGAAGCCGCAGTATCATCCTCGGAGCCCCAGCCAAACAGACCGGCGAACCAACCGCCAACGGAGGATGCCGCGGACTTGACGCTCTCCCAGGTGGAAGACGCGAAGCTTGCCACATCACCGATGGCACCTTGGATGGTTTCACCCACGCCAGAGAAGGTCGTGGAGAACCAGTCCGTCACGCCGGAGAAGGTGGAGGTAATTGTACTCCAGGCCCCGGAAGCCCAATCGGACACGCCCGAGACCGCACTGGAAACGTCGATTCCCTCAAAGAATCCCACGATTCCGCTGGCAGCATTGCCGAGCGCCCCGGTGATCGTGTCCCAGGCACCGCTGGCCCAATCGGACACAGCGGCTACGCTCCCAGAAATATCGATGCCACTAAACCAGCCGGAAATCGTCGAGGCGGCGCTGCCGAGCGCCCCTTCAATCGTGCTCCATGCACCGGCAGCCCAATCAGAGACCGCCGACACACTACCAGAGATGTCGATTCCAGAGAACCAGCCGGATATGGTCGAAGCTGCGCTGCTAAGTGCGCCGCTGATCGTGTCCCACGCTCCGGAGGCCCAATCAGAAACGGCGGCCACACTGCTGGACACGTCGATTCCACTGAACCACCCAGAGATCGTAGACGCTGCGCTGCTCAAGGCCCCGGATATGGTGTCCCATGCACCGGACGCCCAATCGCTGACGGCGCTGACGCTACCGGAAATGTCGATGCCGGAGAACCACCCCGAAATCGTACTGGCAGCACTGGACAGGGCGCCGCTTATGGTGTCCCAAGCCCCCGAAGCCCAGTCAGATACAGCAGCTACGCTCCCGGATATGTCGATACCGGAGAACCAACCGCTGATCGTGGAAGCTGCGGAGCTCAACGCGCCGGAGATCGTATCCCAGGCGCCAGATGCCCAATCGGACACGGCAGCCACAGAGCCGGAAATATCAATCCCGCTGAACCATCCCGATATGGTAGAGGCCGCGGAACTGAGCGCACCGGAAATTGTATCCCATGCGCCGGAAACCCAGTCGGAGACGGCTGCAACGCTGCTAGAGATGTCAATGCCGGAGAACCAACCGGAGATTGTAGAGGCTGCGGAGCTGAGCGCACCACTGATGGTGTCCCATGCTCCCGACACCCAGTCGCTCACAGCCGCGACGCTTTCAGAGATGTCTATGCCAGAAAACCAGCCGGAGATCGTTCCAACGATGCCAGAGAACAGACCGGAGATCGTATTCCACGCGCCGGAGAAGGGATTGCTGATCGCTCCTTCCACACCGGCCAGCTCACCGTCACCGGATATACCGCCGAAGATCCCAGAGAAGAAGCCCGTCACCTTGTCCCAGATCCCCTTGATCGCGTTCCAGGCGTTCACGAACGGGGCCTTGATCGCGTCGAGGATGCCGGCCAGCCCACCGTCGCCGGTGATGGCGGACCAGATCGAGGAGAAGAAACCGGACACCGCGTCCCATATGCCCTTGATGACCGACCATGCCAGCCGGAAGGGCGCAGAGATCACGGTGAAGATCGTCTTGAGTACAGGGTTGTTCTGAATGGCTGACCACACGCCGGAGAAAAAGTTGACGATGGACGTGCCTATGCCGGTAAAGAAGGACACGATGCTGTTCCAGGTGTTCACGAAGAACGTGGACACGGCGGTCCAGACCTCGTCCCAGCTCGTCCCGAACCAGCCCAGGAACACATCGGCTATGCCCTTGAGCATGCCCAGTACGTTGCTGAGTACGTTTTTAATGCCGTTCCAGACGGAGGAGAAGATGCTCTTGACAGCTTCCCATACGCCCGACCAGTCGCCCTGGAACAGAGCGCCGAAGAATTCCAGCAGCCCAGCCAGTACGCCGAGGACGGTTTCGAGGACATCCGCTACCACGGCGAACGCACCCTCGAAGATGGGGGCCAGCACTTCACACAGGCCCTCCCATACGGTACGCAGGAATTTGGCCACAGCCTCAAACGTGGGCTTCAGCTTTTCCAGCGCCGCACTGATGCGCTGCACCGCATTCTGGAAGATCGTCTTCACGCGCTCCCAAATCGCGGTGATCTTCGCCCGGAACTGCTCGTTGGTCTTCCAGAGGTGCATGAACGCCGCGACCAGCACGCCGATGATTACAACGACGATACCGATTGGGCTTGTCAGGAAGCCTATGGCCTTGCCCAGAAGGTTGAAGCCCTTGACGGCGTTCAGAACGGTCTCGCCGATCTTGATGGCCTTGAACGCGACGAAGGCCGCGACGATGGCGGTCACCAGCGGCTCCAACAGGCCCATCTCGTTCAGCCAGGAGATCACGTTCACGGTGGCGTCGATCACGCCCAGCACGAAGTCGGCCACACCTTCCAGCAGGGCGGTGATGACCGGTCCGACCTTGTTGGCCCATTCGATGCACTTGCCCCAGAAATCCCCGAACAGCGAATCGCCGCCCTCCATGTACGTCACAAAGTCGTCGATCAGCAGCAGGATCGCGCTCACGATCAGCGTGATTAGGAACATCTTGGAGTGTATGGCCGCGATGACGGCCAGGACAACCGCGCCGACGGTCTTCACCGAAGGCGGGAGCTTGTCTATCCAGCTCACGATCATCTGCACCGCCTTGATGACGGACATGATGATCTGGACAACGTTGCCAAAAGCCTCGGCAAGACCCGTGGCGATTTCTTCGATGTGATTGCCGAACCATTCACGGATGCCGGTGATCATGTCGCGTACTTCCGCCAGCGGGCCTTCCGCGACGGTCTGCACCTTGTAGATCAACCACTGCAGAGCGTAGTTGGCGGTCAGCTTCAACTGGAGGAAGGCGTCCTTTATGGAGCTGATCATGGTCAACCCCTGGGCGCCCTCCGGAAGCGCGAGCTGCTTGCCGATGGCCTGCAGATCCTCGAAGGTCTGCGTCAGCGCCTTGCTCTGCTTGATCTCCTGGGCGGTCTTGCCCATGACGGCCAGCGCGGTGTTGTAGGCGCGGGCCTCCTCGGTAGTCTTGCCCAGCTTCTTCGCGGAGGTGGCCAGCTCCTCGCCGAACTTGATGGCGTCGGTGATGGCCTGCTTGATGCCGCTACCGATCAGCATGGTCACGGCGGCAATCGCAAACTTTTTGATGGTTCCGGTGGCCTTCTTGAGCTGATTGTCGAAGTTGGCCACGTTGGAGGAGCCCTGCTTGGCTCCCTCCATCTTGGCGCTTTCGTCAGCCTTCTTCATGCCTTCGGCGGCTTTTTTCGCGCCTTCGGCTACTTTCTCCTGAGCAGCGCCGAGCTGCTCACTGGCACCGGCGGCCGCGCCGCTGGCACCGGCCACGTTTTCAGCAGCGGCCGCGCTCTCGTTCAGCGCCTCGGCTGCTTCGCCCGCAGATTCAGCCATGCCATCGGCTGCAGAGGCCGCTTCCTCCGTTGCAACGGCGTTTCCAGACGCTGCATCGGCAGCGGCCTCTTGGGCGTTGGCCAAATCTTCCGAGGCTGTAGCGGCCTCTCCAGCGCTTTGCGCGGCATCTGCCATGTTCTGGGCTGCCTCAATCTCGCTCTCGGATAGCCCGGTAGCGGCGTCGGCGGCCTCGTCCATGGAGCTGGCCGTGTCGTCGAAGCTGTCGGTGCCCTCAGCGATGCCGGAGATTACGGACTTGATCTGTTCACCAGCGGAGACGAGCACTTCGCCGAGCCTGCGGACAACTTCATCTATCGTTTCAAGCGCGGATTCGGCTTTGCCGGCGCCAGATTCATCGACTTCAAATCCTATGCCGACAAGGTAGTCTTTCAGCGTATCCGCCATTGGTATCACCTTCCTTGAAGCTGCCGATTCAGTTCTGCCTGTTCGCGCTGTCGTCGCTCGTTCTCGTTACGGACCATGAGCATCTCATGCGCGTCAAGCAAGTCTCCCAGCGAGTAGGTTCCATCCCACACCTCATGCTGCCGCCACATGCCCGCGACTACGGGCGTGTAGAGATACGCGTCGTAGTTCGCGGGCTCGGCGGCGATCCAGTCTATTTCATCAACTGGCGTAAAGGCGAGTCTTTCCCGCCGAAAAAATCAGCGGCACCCCACTTGATGGCCTCGTAGCACAGACGGATCGTGAGGGCCATGTCGTACTCAACATCCTCCACACCGTAGTGCCCGGTCTCGTCGATGATCGGCTGCATGCCAGCGGGCAGGTCGATGAAGCACACGCTGAGGCACTTCTTCACCAGATCGTCGATGTCGGCATCACTCATGGTGCCCAGGACTTCGCCGACCACAGTGTAGATGCGCTCATCGTTGGCGATGTCCTGGGCGGTCTTCTTCTGGCCGTCCTTCTGGTCGTCACCGATATCCAGCAGGGGGATGATCGGGGCGGCCTTGGCAATGACGAGCCGCGCCAGCTTCAGCCCGGTCATCGCGTCGAACTTACGAATCACGTATTCCTGATCGTTGATAGTCACCTTGTTGTAGATGTTGGTTGCCATGGATTTAACCTCCTATACTCGCATGAAAAAGACCGAGGGGGATTAGCCCTCGATCTTGGTGGCCATCAGGTTCCAGGTGACCTGCTGGCCGGCCTGCTGATACGCGGCATCGGCAGCCTTCTGCGGGCTGATGCCGGTGATCTTGATGGTCTCGCCGTTGCTCGGCAGGTTCAGGACGGCGCTGGTCTCGGCCCACTGATTCGTCGCGGCGGTCAGCAGGTAGGAGTACCACTTCTTCAGCCACTTGTGCGCGGAGCTGGTCTGCTGCAGCGCCAGGGCAATGGTGCCGTTCTTGGTGACGATCTTGGAGACCATCACGCTGCCGTCGGCGGCCACGTCGTGCTGGGTGACGTCGTTGGACCGGGCGATGCTGATGGAGCCGACGCCCTTGCCGGTGATCGTGCACTTGCCGACCTTCTTGTGGGAAATGACGAAAGAGACATCGTCAAAGCTGTATACGGACTTTTCCATGTTGCTACCTCCTTACTCCACGAAGACCTTGATGGTCGCGGAATGGATCGCGCCGGCCAGCCGGACGCAGACGTAGATCGGCGGGCAGATGCGCAGGGAGCGCTGGGTGGAGGACTGGTCCGCCACAGGCTCGGCCTGGCACATATAGCCGGATTCCATCGTGTCGCCGGTCTCCAGGTCGAGGACGGTGTTGCCCTCCCAGATACCGGGGGCCAGGAAGCCGCGGGTCAGCGCGTTCTCGCAAGCCTCGTTGCAGGCCAGGACGAACTGCATCGCGCCAGCATCGGTGTAGGGCACCTTGGTGCGGGTGTTGGTCAGCACGTCCATGCAGCCGAGCTGGATGTCGTTGGAGAGCTGATCCAGGCCGATCACCTCATCGAACCACACGCCGGCTGCGGTAACACCGGTCTCCAGCACGATGTAGCTGGAACCACGGGTCACGTAGTAGTTGGCGTTCTTGGCCTTGAGGTTGGCCACGTCGGTCTCGGACAGGTCGTCGGGAGTGACGCCAGCCAGGGTCTTGTAGGCCATGGTGTAGGCGCTGCCGGCGGTGCCGTCATTCGCGCCCATGGCGAAGCCCAGCGCAGCCGCGCCCGCGTACTTCGTGGAGGAGTACAGGCCGAAGGTGCGCTTGTAGGACTGGCCCTTCAACACGGAGAACACGTCCGTGGTGGCGTTGGTCAGGTCGGCGGCGGTGCTGTCGTCGAAGAAGTAGGCCGCGATGATGGTCTCGATGTAGGCGGCAATCGCCTGGTGTTCCGCGATGGTCAGCGCCGTGGCAGACGCGACATACACGCCGTACCACTGGCCGTTCTTCTGCTTGCACGCGGTGATGGCGTCCACCCAGCTCTCGTTCGCGCCATCGGCGGTGTTCTTCACGCCGATAACGACCTTCTGCGGGGCGGGGTCCTGGGAAAAGTACTTGGTCGCGGCCAGGTACTCCGGATCGGTGGTCAGGAAGCCATCGTCGATCATGGATTCCAGGCTGGAATAGACCTTGCAGCGATCAGCCACGGTGATGTGGTTGGAAACGCCGATGATCAGGCCGACGTTGAAGCCGTCACGGGGGGTGGCGGCGCCAGCCGTGGAGACGACGACATTGACAACGTCGTCAATCTTGAGCTTGGACATAGTGGGTTACCTCCTTATCCGTGTTGGATATTGATGTCGGGCGCGGCGGTGATGATGTCCTCGGTGTATTCCCTGGTGACGAGCTGGTAGAAATCGGCCTCCAGATCGCAGCGCTCCCACCATTCGCCAGTCTCGTCCTGCTCGGGCACCCTCGCGGGGTCGCGCAGGTGGGGCTGTATGGCCACGTTGTGGGCTTTCAGCATCGAATGCACGGTGTCGCGCACAATGCCGATTCTGATGGTGTCCGCGTCGTTATCCGAGTCGGGCCCATAGCATACCCACACGATACGGTGGCTGCGGTGGTAGCGCACGACTTCCTTTTGCGTGTCGGTTTCGGGGTCATAGACATGATCGATGTCATGCACAGAGCCGTAGGAATCGTAGCCAGGGGAAATCCGGAGGAACACGACGTTCTCGTCGCGCCCCCAATTGCTGTTGCCGGTCTCACTGGTGGGCCAGCTTATCCGGACGCGCTTGTGTACGGCTTCATCCGTACTGTCAGGGTCGAGGCCCAGGCAAAGGACGGTTGCCCGCCAGAACAGGTCTTCCAACTGTCTCTGCGTCATGGCCGTCACCTCTTCTGCGCATAGGCCACGCAGTAGCCATAATCATCCCAGCGGTCCACCCGGATGATCTTGTAGGCCTCGTCGTGCCAGGTCACATCATCGGCGATTTCCTCGCCTTCGGTCAGGTGGAGCATGGTCTGGGTGTAGATGGCGACGATGCCCTTGCGCCGTTCGCCCTCCGGGAAGAACTGCAGCTCTTCCGAGGACGGCGGCTGTATGACGCCGATGGCCGTGAAGGTCGTGTCCTCGACCACTTCCATGCGGCCTGACTGCCACTTGCCCGTCCTGCGGCGCACGGTGAATTCCTGCGCGCCGAGATCAGGGTCAACCAGCAGCTCGGTCACATCGGGAGACAGAGCCATTCAAATCACTTCCCTTCAATGACGTAGGTAATGGATCCGCGCAGATCGCCTGAATCGATCAAGGGGGTGGCGCTGCCCTTTCCCTTCACCTTGAATGGCTTGCCAGAGATCCGGTTGCGCATCCAGCCGCCCTCAACGGTAATGGGGGCATTGGGTGCGAAGTGTCCGCCGGTGAAGTAGTCCTGGACGTATTGTTGCCCATACATACCGGCTTTGTTCAGTTCGCCCATGGCCGCACCGGTGTCGCCGTCGATGGCGGCTTGGGCAGCGGCCTTCATGCGGTCCTGGATCTTTTCCATGCCTTCTTCGATGCCCGGTTCCAGGAACGGACGCGCCGGGATCCTCAGGCGCGGGCTGCCATTGGTGTGGATGAACGCCAGCTCGACGTTGGTGATTTCGTCATGGCTCCCGCCACTGGCCCCGGGGATGCCGACCAGGACGCGGTTGTTCTTCAGGAAGTTGATGGCGTCCTTGAGATCGCCCAGCCCCTCGCCACTGATCTTGACGTACATTCCCATGACGGTCACCTCCTACCGGACGAACATGCCACCCTTGCCGATCATGCGGGCGTAGGTGGCAAACTGTACGCCGTAGGTGGTCAGCTTCCAGGCCGCCCATCCTTCAAGGTCCTGCGTCGCCTGGCTGCCGTTGTCGTAGCCGACGGACACCTGGCCGACGCTCTTGTTGGTCTTGTTGCCCTGCAGCCGCCCGGCGTTGATAAGCTGCTGCCGCGTCGCGCCCTCCGGAGGCGCTTCGATGAACAGCGTCACAAAGTGGGCGATGTACAGCCGCATGCCCTCCTTCCAGAGCGACAGCCAGCGGGCCTCCTTCACCACGGCGTTGGCCATGTCGATGAAGTGCTGGAGCTGCGCGTCGGAAATGATGTCCACGGTAAACGCGGGCATCAGGGCGCGGAAGTCTTCGCAGGTGAACGGGGGATTATCGCCGTCAACGATGTTCGAGGCGACGGCGAAAGCCTGCTGCGGAGTGATGCCAATCACTGGTCATCAGCACCTTTGCTCTTCTTGGCGTTCGCCTTCTTCTCGATGGCGTCGCCCTGCCTGGCGGTCTCGAAGGGTTCCAGAGCGCCGGCAGCCACGGCCATCTTGAAGGTCGGGTCGCTGGTGAACTTCTCCGGAATCTCGTTGAAGTCGTTGGCCTTGGTGGTCATCTGGGAGCCGTCCACGGCGACCAGCAGAAACGTCTGGTTCTTGCAGTATGCGCGCATACGATTTACCTCCAATCAAAATCAGGCCAGCCTGTCAAGCGGCAGGCTGGCACCTCAAGAGTTGAGCATCAGATGCCGTCCATGTAGATGGCGTGCTGACGATACGGCCACTGCAGCTCGGAGAACTGGGTGACGTAGGGGGTCAGGTAGGCCAGGTGCTCGGCGCTGGCCTGGGTCAGCATGCGCTGCAGCGGCACGGTGATGTCGAAGCGGACGCGGTCCTCGTTGTTGCAGTAGGCAACCAGACGATCAGCGCCGCCGGTGCCCGCGCCAACGCACCACACGCTGGGCGCGATGAACAGGTCGTTGCCCTGGTTCTTGCCCAGGTTGTTCTCCAGCAGGAACTGCAGGATGGACTTGTCGCCGGTCACGCCGACCTTGGTGGACACCAGCAGCGTGTACTGAGCCGGAGGAACCAGGATGTGGTTCGCCATGCCGGACAGGTCGTACTCGGACGCCTGCCAGGTGGCCAGCAGCACGCGGTTGACGTCGGCCAGAATCTCATCCGGGGTCTTGCCGGCCCACTGGGTGTCGGAGCCGCCGGAGGTGTGGGGCGCGGCGGTGACGGTGGAGATCAGCGGATCGTTGACCAGACCGTAGCTGCCGGCCTTGGCGATGCCGGTGTAGACGTTCTTGTCCAGCATCTTGTCATGGACCAGATGCAGGCCGCGGTTCAGGATGTCATCCAGGCTGCGGCCGATCTTCTGCAGCTTCTGCTGGTCGATCAGCGGCACGGAGACGATGTGGCCCCACTGGAACACGCGGTAGTTATCCTTGCCGATGTCCGCCTGGATCATGGGCAGGTCGTTGGACTCGTTGCCGATCAGGCCGTCGTTGGAGCCCTCGCCGGAGGCGTAGGAGACGTCCATCACGGAAACGCTGTCAACCCAGCCGCCGCCGGTCTTCACGGGCATGTCGCGCGGCCAGGTGATGGAAGTGAGGGGCTCATGCAGCTTCTCGTCGCGCTTTTCCAGCTCACCAACGAGGAAAGCCAGGCCGCCGCTGACGGAAGAAGCGTCCATCATGAAGTTGCCCGGCAGACCGTCATTGACGGGGACTTTCAGCACCGGGTACTGAGCATTCTTCTTGGCCATTGTCGTGTACCTCCCTTAAATCGACCGCTCGAGGATGGTGATCTCGGCGACGTTGTTGCTGTCGAAGTTGCCGGTGGCGAACTTGGTGTTCGGCACCGCCAGATTGTTGGTGGAGACGCTGGTCAGCTCACCGTCGGTGGGGTCAGCGTACACCTGGCCACGGGCGGCGATGCCGGTGGTCGCCTTGAGCTCGATGGCGATGCTGCCGCGAACCAGGACGTCCACGGTGTCGCCGGTCTTGTAGTACCAGCCGTCGGCGCTGTCCGCATAGGGCTGGCCTATGCGCCGCACCGCGATGCCGATGATGGCCGTCGCGTCGCTGTCGGTGGACTTCAGGGCGCGAACGCCCTTGTTGGTGGCGTCATACACCACAGGCGCGCCGAACGGGATGTTGGCGGTGCCGACGTTGGTGTAGGACTGGATCAGGGTGTCAGGCTGCCGGGACACAGCGCCACGGAAGCCAAAGGGAAGAGTTTTGCCATAAGCCTTGCCAGCCATAGTTCTGTACCTCCTTCTGGATTAGGCCTTCTTGTAATGGGGATTACGAGAGGCCATGATGTTCTTGCCGATCTGGCCCTGATCGGCGCGGGCCTTGGAGTCCTTCGCCTTGGCCTTCTGCCGCATCGTCTGGTTGATGGCGGCATAGCCGTTGGTGCGGGCCCTGGCATCGCGGCCGATGGCCTTGCGGATCTGCTTCGCGGCGGCGTCGGCAGCCTGTCTCTTATACACAT